GTAAGATCGCCGCTTGCATAGCTGGAGAGTAAGCGTCTAATGGCGCGCCTGTAAAAGTAGGAGAATCCGCAGACGGAGCGAACTTCGATGTAGGCGTTCCAGTCTGGAATCCACCTGTTTCGACTGACGGAATAAATACATCGCCGCCAGTGTCTCCACCGCCGAAATCGCCGCCAGCCTTTAAGCCCTTAGCTCCGCCATCGAAGAAGTTCGTAATCGGATTATTTTTAATGAAGTCGACGATCTTCTTTATACCGTTAAACGCGGACGTTAAGAATCCTACGAAGTTAGAGAACGCTGTAACAAGTCCACCGATAATCGTTCCGATTCCCTGTAGAGCTACCTTAAACGCGCCGCCAAGGATCGGAGCTAGGTAGTCCTTAATAAAGTTCCAGATTCCTTTTAGAAGATTAAAGAATGGCGTAAGCTCTTCGGAGTTATCCGAGACCGCTCTCTTAATAGTTCCGAACGCAGAAGCTAGTCCTTCGAGAATAGGCTTTACGATCGAAGTAATCGCTGGAATTATGTCGGACGCTAAGAACTTCCACCATGAAGTCAAGATCGGAAGTAGGTCGTCGCGAATGACCTTAAAGATAGCCGTAAACGCTGGCCCCAGCGTTACGGATAATCCAGAAGCGAACTTCTGAATAGCTGGGATTCCTTTATCGACGAAGCTGGAGATTAACGGAGTGATCGCGTCTAGGACATAAGAGCCGACTGTCTCCTTAGCCTCGTCGAATGCAACAGTAAGACGAGCCATCTTTCCTTGGAAAGTGTCGGCCTGTTTAGAAGCTTGATTCTCGAAAGTCTTAGCCAGAGAAGCCGTAATCTCTTCCATCGACATAGTTTTAAGCTGCGCCGAAGTAAGTCCGATTCCGAGCTTTCCGAGAGCGGCTGTGTTACCTTCGGCGGCCTTGGCCATAGCGTTAGTAACTGCTTCGAGTGACTTACCACTTCCAGCGGCGACATCGATCGCGACAGCTTGGAGTTCTTGGGCTTTCTGGACGTCTTTCGTAGCGCGAACGAGTCGATCTAACGACGGACGTAATTCGTCGTCCGTTAATCCTGTAAGAAGTGAGGTCTTAGTGATCTGTTCTTCTACAGCTTTAATCTGTGAATCTGTGGCTTTAGTGACGTTCTGTAAAGATGTCGCGAGCTTCTTCTGAGCTGCTTCGTCTGCGATCGCTGACTTAACGCCATCGACCAGAAGCTTTCCAGCATAGGCGGCAGCTGCAACAGTAGCAGCGGCGAACGCTGCGGCGGCTATCTTGCCGAACTTACCGATTTTAGACGAGAAGCCCTCGACTTCATTCTGCGCGCCTTTAACGCCCTTCTTTAGTTCGTCGAAGTCGGCGTCGAAAGTTATCTTTACTTTTGGAATGCCAGCCATTAGTCGAGACCCGCTTTCTTAATTACGCCCTGAATAAGATCGATGTATTCTTTCGCGACGATTGGCGTGTAATAGTCAACAGCTGGAGCGATCCAGTAGCCGCGCTTATTACGCGGAGCCTTAAAGCGATCCGTATAAGCTCGACCGATTGAGTCCGTACCACGACCGCCGCCGTATTCTGTTCCCCAGAGTAACGCGCCCGCTGGAGCTGCACCCTGTCGGACTTTATTACCTTTACCGCTCTTAGAAGCTTCTCCACCGTATTTACGACCGACCTTCTTAGGGCCGCCGATGTCTACGCGAATAAGTCGATCTCGTTTAGCGACTATCGTCTGAGCTACGAGCTTCGTCTGTGGAGCTGGCGCACTCTGGGAGAACATCATAAGTTGACCCGCTAAACGCTTCGACAGTGGAAGAGCTGCGTCGCGGATCTCGTTCTGTGTTTCTTTATCTAGAAGATTAAGCGTCTGGATCAAGTTTTTAAGCGCGGCTGGCTCGACCTCTATCGAGTAGACGCCCTTCTTACCTGCCATTCTGCCTCTCCAAGATCTCTATCGCCGTAAGTAAATCTTCTTCCGTCTTCCACTCGCTCATCGGAATCCGAGTCGCTATAGCGACCTCGATTAAGATCCGATTTAAGCTTCCGACGGCCCAGCTTTTGGGACTGACTGTTTCGTGTTAATTGACTCCACAGTCTCGACCCAGACTTCGTAAGGCTTGACAGGATTCCCGCCAGCTTCTCGCTTCATCGCGTGATAAGCCAAGAAGTTAAGACCTTCGAGTCCTAGCTTAGATTCTGCTTCGTTTACTGTTGTCTGGAACTTTCGTTCCCACTTTACCCACTCGGGATTAGCCGCGACGTATGTCGCGACCTCTCCCGAGATGTAAGTAACTTCTAGCTCTGTTTTCATAGTTGCTCCCGATTCTTATTCTTAGCTGAATGTCTCTGTAGGTGTTCCTACGACTGTAAAGCTCATGCTAACAGTCTGCGCGCTTGGAGATGTTCCGCCCACGCTTGGAAAGATTGGAAGAACATTAAACGCGAAGACTGCGCCTGTAACAGCTGTCATAGATACAGCTAGAACAGTGTTAGGAGCTGTCTCTGCCGCAGACCATAGAGCTTCACAGAGTGAATCTGTTGCGCCCCAGTCTGCAAGCATTTCGACGTCGAAAGTCCACTGCTTATCGACTGACTTATACGCTGGAGCGTAAAGTGTGTCGTAGCGGTCGATGGTGACGTCTGCGCTTAGTGTCGCGCTTGTCGCTTGCTCGTTATAGTTTTTGGTCGCGATCGTAACCGAAAGATCGCGCCCTGTAATTACGGTCGTGGCCATGGTCTATCTCCTAGTTTGTTTGAGTGTAGTAAGTGGACAGTTGAATCTCGCAAGCGAGAATCTCTGACGCGCCTATGTTTAACGGAATCGGATTCGATACGTCTCCGACTTCATACCCTGACGGTATAGCCGCCAGAATGCTAATTACGAGCTTCTCGATGTTATCGAGCGCGCTCTGATTATCGTAAATCGCTACGCCGACGGTCATAACTAAATTAACCTTTAGCTTGACGTTACCTTTACCCAAGAAGCTTGGCTGTAAGTAAGGCGTGTTCGGAACGATTGCAGCGAACGGAACGATGGGCGACTCTGGAACGGAATCGTAAGTGTTAGCCGCTACTCCTTGGATCGCTGTCTTTAATGGAGTTCGGACGCTAGTTAAGATCGAGCTGGCTGTCATTATCCGACCATCGTGTCGACGTCGATGTAATTACCTAAGAGGCCTACGACGCGATTTAACAAGCTGCGCCCCATGCGATAGGGACTCGAAGCGAAGTCAAGCCCTTCGATCTGACCGCCCGCAGCTGTGCGAGATTGGAAGACTTCGATAGATACGGCGTAGATTGCTGACTCGATCGAAGAGTTACCGACGTAGAGAGTCGCAGCTGAATAACCGCTAAGAGTTGCTATTCCGTTCGGAATGATCTGACGACGAGTTACCTCTGCGCTCGTAAGAGCTGCGGAGAACGAACTGTCTGTAACTACTGTAAGAGTGTGAGTGGCTGTAAATGGAGCTGGAAGACCAGTTACGACGATGGACTGTCCTACGACGAAAGTGTGAACGCGTCGAGTGTAGAAGATCGCTACGTTATCTTTTAATTCGTACTCGATTACAGCTGTCGAGTTCTGAATAAGCAGCGGGAGAATCGCTTGCTCGGCCGTATCTATTATGTCATTTAGATAATTATCGTCGTAGAGAGAAGAGCTAACGCCTAAGACGGATCTTAGCTGCGAAGCTGTAATAATGTTAGGCATTAGCCCTTCCCTTCTACTGCTCGCCTAGCTCGGGAGCGAACTAGGCGATGATCGATTTATTTGGATTACGCCTTGTTATTGTGGAACGCGCCAGCTGCGATCTTGGTCGCTAGTGCGCCGTAACCGTAGTAGCCGACAGTAATCTGGCCAGAAGCGATTACGTCCGCGCGTAGGCGGAAAGTAGGTCCCTCGTACCATGTGAAAGCGTCTGGGTTAACGATCAACATAGAACCGTCGACGTCTGTCGCTGCTAGTGATGGATCGACGTATAGATCGAGTCCCGCCACTGTCCCACGAAGCGAAGTAGGCGTAGCCGATCCCGCTTGGTTCATAGGATTAGTTACTGTCGAATAAATTGGACGCCCAGCGTCGTTTAGTGTCATCGCGTTACTCCACTGGCCTGTGCCCATGATGATGTTACGAGCGAAGCCATTAGGAAGTCCAGCTGTAGCATTGTAAACAGAAGCAGCACCGCGAGCTACGAAGCCGAGAAGCTCGGCAGCTGTTGGATAAGTTGCTGTAGTTGTTGCGTCGCCTGTAGCTGTTGAGTAGATAAGTCCAGAGACATAAGCGTTCTCGGCCTTGGCCTTAGCTGCTGCCATGTTGCGGATTAGTTCCTCGAAGAATGCTGGAGAAGTACGATCTAGCAATTCGACAGAGAATGTCTGTTGTCCAGCGAACTTCTTTACTGGAACAGTAATAAAAGCTGAGTTCTGATCTGTCTCTGAGAATGCAGCTTCTTCGTTAGCTACTGCAACAGTAGGAGCTACTGTAATTTTCGGAATCTCGAAGCTCATGCCCGCGTCTGGAAGTGTTCCGCGAGAGATTGCGTCGATTGATGGACGGATAAGTGTTGAGAGTCCGTTTACTACTTCTGCCATTTGGCGAGTAGGAACGAGTCCCGCGTTATCTGTTGTGTTATCTGCCGCGAGAACATACTGGCGAGCTGAATCGTCGCCCATCGCTGCGCGAATAGTGTTCTCGACATACTTAGCAGCTGTGAACTCTAAGCGTGGCTTGGTGAATGATCCGCCTACGATTGGCTTCGCTGCGGCTGTTGTTGACTGAGCAGCTTCGACCGTCTCGACGGTTTCCGCGTTTGTGACGGTGTTGTCCACTTCGTCTCCTTCTGTTGTTGGTGTTACTTCCTCTTCCACTGTGGAATCGGAAAGTTCTTCGGCGACTTCTTCGCCTTCTGTTGCTGCGACTTCGCTAACGCGAGCGGATCTAACCGCTGGCTCTGTAACG